AAGAATACAAATCATTGGAAAGATGGTGATGGTACTACAGGCCCATATAGTGGCGGAGAAGGATCTGTAGGACAATGGGCAGCAAGGACTGCTGGTGCATGGGGAAATAGTTTAAAAGTAGCTATGTGTCCAAGTGCAGCCGAATTTGAACAACTAGCAGGAGTAGTTACTAATAATAAAGTAGCAAGTTCTGCGGAAGCGGCGGGTCAAACTGCAATTTCAGTTGTTTCAGATGACGGATTTAACGTAGGAGATATTATCAACTTTGGAGAAGCAGATGGTTCTGAATATAAAGTAACTGCTATCTCTGGTGATGTATTGACTATTGAAAGATATGGTACTGCAAATACTGCTGGAGGATTAAGAACAGAAGTTGCAGCTAGTACAAATATTCGTAGGAGATGGGAATATTACGATCAGTTTGATGGAGCTCCTGGCACTTCAACATGGGTGCAAGATCGTACAGGAGTAGCAACCGCTGATGAAATGCATATCATTGTAATAGATGAAGATGGTGATATTACAGGAACACCAAAAGAAATTTTGGAAAAGTGGACTGGATTATCTAAAATTGCAGATGCAAGAACAGCAGAAGGTGCAGCTAATTATTATGTAGATGCACTTTATAGTGGATCTACATATATTTATTGGATGGATCATCCAACAGTTAATACTGGTTATGGTAATACTGCAACTACACAGGGTACTACATTGTATAGTGCCTTGTCTGAGGTTATTACTTCAGATTCACTTACTAGTGGAGTAGATGACTATGCATTAACTGCCGGTGAACAAAAAGATGGAATTGACCGATTCAAAGATACAGAAACGGTTGATTTAAATTTATTTCTTTGTGGTAAGGCAGATGCTACCAAAGCAGGAAATGCAATGGATATGTGTACTGATCGTAAAGATGCAGTCGCATTTGTGTCACCAGAATTAAGTGATGTCGTTGCAGTTGCAAATGAAGTAACACAAACATCAAATGTCAAAGCATATTTTGATACATTAACATCAACATCTTATGCTATGTTCGATAGTGGATACAAATACACATATGATAAGTACAATGACACTTATCGATGGATTCCATTAAACGGAGATATGGCAGGATTATGTGCAAGAACAGATCTGGTTGCAGATGCATGGTTCTCGCCTGGAGGATTTAATAGAGGACAAATAAGAGGAGTTGTAAAACTTGCTTATAATCCTCAAAAAGCAAATCGGGATATTTTATATCGTTCAAGAATAAATCCAATTTGTTCGTTCCCAGGCCAAGGAACAGTACTGTTCGGAGATAAAACTGCACAAGCAAAACCAAGTGCATTTGACCGTATTAATGTGCGAAGATTGTTTATCGTATTAGAGAAAGCAATTTCAACCGCAGCTAAATTTCAGTTGTTTGAATTCAACGATGAGTTCACAAGAGCAGGATTTAGAAATATGGTTGAACCTTTCTTGCGTGATATACAAGGTCGAAGGGGAGTTTCAGACTTCCTAGTAGTATGTGATGAGTCCAATAACCCAGGCGTGGTTATTGACCGTAACGAGTTTGTCGCTGACATTTTTGTCAAACCTGCTCGGTCTATTAACTTTATTTCTCTAAACTTCATTGCCACGAAAACTGGTGTTGCGTTTAGTGAAGTAGTCGGGGCATAGGAGGAATCATGGCAAACATAAACGACTTTAAAGCAGTATTAAAAGGTGGTGGTGCAAGAGCGAATCAATTTCAAGTAACAATGCCTTTCCCAGGCTTCGCAGCTGTAGGTGGAGAGTCAAGAACAATGTCTTATCTATGTCAAGCAACTAATTTGCCTGGCATGACATTGGGTGAAGTTGACATCAAGTTTCGTGGTCGTTCTCTGTATATTGCAGGGGATAGAACATTTGAAACATGGACAACAACTATCATGAATGATACTGATTTTATGATTCGCAATGCGTTTGAACGATGGATGAATGCAATTAATGCTATGTCAGATAATAGTGGATTGGAAAATCCATCTGACTACATGGTAGATTCATTTGTTGATCAACTAGATCGTGCTGGTCAGGTTATTAAATCTTATACATTCAGAGGTTTGTGGCCACTAACTATTGCAAATATTGATGTAGCATATGAAACTAATGATGCTATAGAAACATTTGATGTAACATATCGTTATCAATTTTTTGAGACAAATACTACAACTTAATAATTCGTATAAATATTTGTATTGATATTGATTACGGAGTATTATGGCACAACTATTTGGCTTTCAAATAACCAGAGCAAAGGACAAGGGAGAACAGGCATCATTTGTTCTCCCCGATCCTGAATCTGGAGCTACTACAACTGCTGGATTCTACAGCGAATTTCTCGATATAGAAGGACAAACTAAGTCCGAATCTGATCTTATTCGTAGGTATAGGTCTACCGCAGAACATCCAGAATGTGATTTAGCTATTGAAGATATTATTAACGAGTCTATAAATATTGATGAGAACAGACAGGCCGTATCTATTAATACTGATAATCTTCCCTATTCTGCAAAAATTAAAAGTAGAGTTAGAAAAGAATTTTCTCAAGTATTAAAGTTACTAGATTTTTCTAATAAGGCACATGATGTTTTCAGGAGATGGTATATAGATGGTAGGGTCTATTTTCATAAAATTGTAGATGAAGAAGATCCACAAAAAGGAATACAAGAATTAAGATATATTGATGCTTTAAAGATTAAACGAATTCGTAAAATCGAAAAAGCAGAAACAAAGAAAAAATCCCCCACACTTAAAGTAATAGATGATTATTACTTGTATAATGAAAATGGGGTAACAAGTGCAAATACTGGTTCTTCTGGGCCAGTAGGTACTGCTATTAAAATTACAGCAGATTCAATTGCAATGTGTGCTTCGGGATTATTTGATCCTACGAAAGCATTAGTTTTATCGTATTTACATAAAGCTATCAAACCTGTCAATCAACTTAGGATGATTGAAGATGCGGTAGTGATTTATCGTATTTCACGAGCACCAGAACGAAGAATTTTCTATATTGATGTAGGAAACTTACCGAAAGTAAAG